CTACTGATGTGATGGTATTTGCTCCTGTTGATGACACACTGTTTGAGATTGTTGGTGTTCCTGAGAGCAAACTGTACCTCCAAATCTGGTTAGTTCCTTGGAATCCAAACAATGAGTCCTTGTATTCTATAAAACACCCGTTTAAAACGGCACCGTTGCCCTCTGACGAGGCTGGAAGTGTCCAGTTGCCCATTGTAGCGTCTGCCTTGTTTACTATCTTTGTAAGCCCTCCTGCTGTCCTGCCGAGTCCAAAGAGTCTAGCTGATGCTGAGGCGTATAGGAAATCTAATACCCTGTATTGTTTCATTCCAGTTGCAGTTGTACCGTCGTGTGTGTCTGCTTCTAGTGAACGGTAAGGTGTGAGTCTGTGAGGGTTAGAGAATATATCAAAATGCTTTGAGATGATAAAACCTGTACCAGTTTCCTGTCGTGGGTCATCTGATACTCCACCTGAAAAGTTTGAAATTTTGAGTGAAATGGTTTTAGACATACTGATTATTTAGCTCCATAAGTGAAAATCCGTTTCCTCCTGCTCCACTAGACCCTCCACCTGAATTACTTCCGTTTCCTCCATTTGAAGCTACCCCAGACCCTCCTGCCCCTGCACCTCCAGTACCAGCCACAGAAGTACCCGTTCCTCCAATACTTGTTACAGTTCCCGAAATTGTACCTGCAATATTATATAATATGACTGCAACACCTCCTCCTCCTGCACCTGAAGCTCTTGGAATAGTTCCACCAACCTTTCCATCTATTCCTGAAACTGATATTCCTCCTACTGTTGTAAATGTAAAAGTGCCAGCAGTGCTTAGTATAAGCACTCCACCTCCACTTCCTGCCCCATTACCACCGTCGTGAGAGTCTCCTCCTCCTGCACCTGGTACAACTGTTGGATATTTATTTCCAGCAGAAAGAAATCGTTGAGGTAATAAAGCAACTGTAAGACCACCAAGAGGAGTACCACTAGCAGGGGCACCAGCTCCTCCATTTGTGGTATAAACATTTCCATGTCCTTGACTACCAGATACTCCAGTACCAGCACCTCCTCCAGTACCTCCTAGTCCACCCATACCTCTTGCGTTAATCATAGGTACTACTGACGAAGTAAGGGTTGTATTTCCTAAAACTCTAATATCAATAATTGTTCCGTTTGCGTGAGGATTAGAGAATGTGAGTGCACCAGTTCCTGTTATAGATAAAGACGTGTAGTTTCTTTGATAATAAGAAGCACCTCCCAAGTCAAGTGTTGTGGTTCCTGAAGATATAGACAAAGCTCCGTTTGCACCAGTACCTCCAAAAGTTGTTGATAAAAAACTTGTGTCTAATTTTCCTATCGCATTTAGCTTTACCCCTTTTCCTGAGTCTACTGCTCCTGCACTTACAATAACAAAGTTAGCAGGTACTTCTGTTGACCCTCCTGCATCAATATAACTCTTAACAGCCTTTTGTGTCGCTACCTTTGTATCACTATTGGCTGCAAGTGTTGTATCTGTATCTAAAACAGAAGTCTCTATCTTATCTGTATTAAGATTAGTAAAGTTGTTGTTTATATCAGTTCTACTGTTTGTTATAAGGTCGCCTGATGCTATGTTTTGAATTGAAGACATTATGGTTTTGTTACATTAGTAATGGTTGATGTTTGTTTTGTGATATTTGTAAACAACTGCGAAACTGCTAACCATGTTCTTGTCTCGGATACCCACGTAGTTGTGATAGTTGCCCACGTTTCACCAATGGACACCTTTGAGGCGTTTGCGAGAGTTGTTGTTGGTTTTGCAGTGTTCGTGATTGACATATTATCTAAAACTTATTCCTACTGGGCGCAGTACCCTTTCCTCGTCTTGGTTTCTATCTTCAAAATACTGAACCATCTTCTTCTCCTCTTTCTGCATTTCTACTGAAAGCGGTTGTAGGTTAGGCAGTCCAAGTGAGATAGCTCCGTCATATGCTGATGCAATAACAAAGCCTCTATCAAGTAAAGGAGAGAAGCCTGTTGTTTTAGTTGTGTCAGAAGCTGTAAAAGAAGGAGCTGTCCTTTGGAAGAAGAATTTAAGCCCTGCTACTACTGTTGCATCTGGTTTAGCGTCTAGTCTGATGATATTGTCTGCTATCTTGTCGTAACAAGTCACTACCCCTGTATTTACTCCAAAGGTTGAAGAGTCAATACTCGGGTCATTTCTATCTACTGGTAAAAGAGGTACATAAATACCGTTTCGTAGGATTGATACACCTGTAAGAGTGATGATGTTGTTACCTTGTGCATCTGTAAGGAAAGAGTAGTCTGTTTGGTTAATTGTTAAAGATGTAGTTCCTTCTGGGAGTGCTGTATGGTTTGTATTATCCCACTGGAAGCGTCTATCTGCCCCTATAGCGTATCCTGTGAGTGTATCTAGCCAGTTGTTACATGAGTTTACAATCTTTGCTGTAGACCATTGACTTGAGTCTACACGCATAAAACTCCGTACTTGCTGTACTATGCCTAGTCCGTTTACACTATCTGAAAATGCTAATGCCATATAATTTAATAAGCGTATTCGCCTAGATGTTTAACTTTTAATAAAGGGTCAATGTAGGTTTTATAACCTGCATCTCTTGCTACATTTGAAAACCACGCATCTTCTCCCATTGCTAACGCTCCTTGTGAATCTCTGCCAAAGTTGAACCAAGGGTTTTTCTTTCCGTCTGGTCCAACTCCAAATTTAGGGTCTTTGAAGATAGATAGGTCTATCAACATACAACCCATACCTACATAATAGGCTTCATATAAGTCTGTTTCGCTTCTTTCTGTCATGGGTTTGAAAGTTCCTTCTAGTGGAAACTGTCTTTTGTTGTATTCGGTGCCAACTATTTCTTTACCATGTGCAAGCAGTGTGTGAAGTGTACCCATATTAAAGTGCATGTCTGAATCTATAAAGAGGATATGTGTACCTCCATTCTTAATTGCCTCGTTCACAAGCCATGTTCGTGACGAAACAATGTCGCATGAGATACGAAGTAGAAAGTCTGTTACAAGGTCTTTAGCTCCAATTATAGTGCATCCAATAGCGTGTGCTGTCATTGCCTTCATAGACATTGAATCAGAACAAGGTACTGCAATTATTACTTTTGGTTTTATGTTTTTTGCCATATCCCAGACCCCATAAAGGGACTGAGTATGAGAACAAACTAAGCGTTTGCTACAAAGTAAAACAATGTAACTTCTACTACTCCTGCTGTTGTAGCTGCTGTTCCGATAGTAACAGTGATGTTACCTGCGGCAGACAGTTTTACAGGTGCTGCAAACGTTGGTACTGCATTTACTATTGCATTAACTCCAAGCGATGCTTTCGCTGTAGCTCCTAGAATAGATGTAGCTGAAGAACCTGCTGAAGTTCCTACTGACAATGTTGCTGAACCTGCTGATAAGAAAGCTCCTGTTGAATTTACTGTTCCTCCTACAATAACAGCGTTTCTTGGTAGTCCTGCTGTTATTCTTGGAGTGATTAAAGTAGCTACTCCTCCGTCTGATGCGAAGCTGTAAATAGCCTTAGCTACTTGCAAAGAACTGAAATCTGGAGAATTTCTCGCTAGTTGTCGTTCTAAACTAGCTACGTGTTTTGATGTTGCCATATATTTTTAGTTATTAGTTAATAATTTATGCAACGTTTACATCAAAGACGGTAGGAAGAAGGTTAGTTGGAACAAGTAGACCGTAATCCAAACGAGTGTGAATCTGTGTACCTGAAAGTGAACCTGCTGTTGAAGAAGCTGGCATTTCATTTACATAGGTTCGTCCGTAGGTACTCTTGAGAATACCTAGCTTCTGCACACCTCGTACACCTGCGAACAAGTGCTGTGCTGTGTGAGCGGTTGAAACGTAGTGGTACAGTCCGAGGTAATCTACTCCAATAGATGCTCCATCTTTAAGAGATGCATCAGCCATATTGAATCCGTTAGCTTGCATGAACTGTGTCATGAGAGTCCAATCTGCTGGACGCCATTCGATGAAACCTCCGTTTTCTTTGTAAAGGTTAAATCCATTTGCTGTGTAAATCTGTTCGATTACACCTCTTACGATGTCATCAACGTTTGATGCTGATACTGTAAGAAGTGAAGCTCCCAAACCTACTACACCTCCACCTACATCTCCGAGGTTAGTCCATGCCGCATGGTTTCCAAGAGAGATAGCTTGAGCACGCTCTCCGATTTTCTTTCCAAGAAGAGTTCCCATTTCTGCCATCTTTGCGTAGTTAGACTGAGCTTGATCAGCGTAATCTAGGTACACTGAGTCAATTTCGGCTGTTACGATTGATAGAGTTTGGTTTGTCTCTGTAACGTCAATGAAAGGAATGATGTTAGAAAGTGTTGAACGACCTGCTGCTGTATTCGTTAGAGTTGCAACTGCTGGTTCGTTTGCTTGTGAAACTAAAGGAAAGTTGTAAGTCTGTGTGTCTGTGTAGACTACATCGTTTGTTTCTTTCCAGTTTTGTGGTCTGTCAAGTCTTTGTGCGAGTGTGTTTTCCCACAGAGCCTGATACACTATTGTATTTGCCATATTGTTGTTTAATTCTTTATAATTAAACGAACTTGAGGCTATTGCCAGCTTGGTTTGTTAGCTCTTCCTTTGCTTACAAAAGCATTGATTACGTCTGACCTTGTTTTAAAGTCTGATGGTAATTGCCCTGTAGCTTCGTACTTAGCTATTGCCGAGGATAGGTCTCCTGATTGGTTACCGCCTCGTTTACTTCCACTTGGCATAGCTTCTTGAACTTCTCTTGCTGTCTTATTTGAGGCTAATTTCGCTGTAACGTAATCATCTTTTAGAGCTTCGCGGACATTTTTACCTGTCTTTTGTACGAAGGTCTCTATGATTTTTAAGTCTTCAGCTTCGGATATACCTTTAACGTCTAAATAGTTGAGCTGAGTATCGTTCAACTGTTCGCTTTGTGAAGACTCTTTAGGTTCGTTAGACTTTTTAAGTGTCTTAACTTCCCTTTTGAGTGAACCTAGAGTCTGTTGTGATTTATCCCACTCTGATTTAGATATGGTTATCCTTTCTTCCTCTACTTCTAGTTCTAATTCCGCTTCTTCGTTTTGAGTGTTGCTGTCCACTTCTTCTGTTTGATTGTTTTCGTCAGTATTCATAGCTGATTTTGTTTTCTTTTGTTAGAAAGAATAAATATTAAATTTTCCTTTTGGGAGGTGGAATAACCGTATAACTATGCTTGCACTTCTTCCACTGTTGGCTCTACTGGGACTTCTACAGGAGCTTCTGCTGGGACTTCTGCTTCTACTGGAGCTTCTACTACTACCTCCTCCTCTACTACTTCTGGTTTGATTTCTTCCATATTATTATTATTGGTTATCTAGCTTGATTTCTTTTAATGTCCTCTGGTCTCACCGTCTTATACCCTGCAATTTCTTTAAACACTTCCTCTACTTTTTGTTTACCTGTGATACTTGCTCTCAGTATTTGACCTAAAACAATATCATCTGCACCGTTCAATGGTGTTATTATATCAAACTTAGAAAGTATAATCAATTTAAGTGTGTCAAATAAGTTTTGATTGTCCGCTATTACTCTTAATATTTCTTTATTATCCATTTGTAGATGTTAAAGCTGGTTCTGGTTGCATTCCTTCAGGTTGCATACCCTGTGGTTGTGTAGCCTGTATCTGTTCCTTAGTAATACCTGAGAAGTCTGCAGGGTCTAGTCCTGATGACTCTAAGATGTCATTAAATATCTTAGCAATCGGAGGGAGTGTTAGAACAGCTGGATTGACGATAATCTGTCTAAAGATGTTTACTAGCTTATCAGTTCTAGCTGAAAGGTCTTTTGATTTACCTCTGACAGATACCTTGACTGACAACGGTGAATCCTTAAACTCTCCTTTGAGGAGTTCTATGAAGTGTTTGTTACCTTTCTTCTTGATGTCCGCCATGATTACTTCTGTCATAACTTTCTGTATATCAGGACTTACCTCTTCATTTGATAGAACCATGTCTTTAAGTCTTTTGTTTGCTTCGTTAGTTGCTAATTTCTCCCCTACATACTGTAGTTCTTCAAGTGATAGCTCTGAAAGAAACTCATCTCCTTCTGTGATTTTCTTTTGAATGTGAGGGATAATCCAATCTTTATAGATTTCCTCAATATGCTTAGCAAACTGTCCTCTCCTGTACTCATGTAGTCCATGAGCTTCTGATGTAACTAGCTCTTGTAGTTTAAAAGGTGTGCCTGCTGTAGGGCTATTACCCATGATAGAGTCGTTGGCTGCTCCTATTTGCTGTGCGTGAGCTTCCCATTGAGCTACAGAATTATCAAACAACTGCATATTGCGAGGGAATGTGTCTACTTGACCTAGGTCACCACCTTCTCCAAGGTCTAGGATTTCAAGGTTTTGTAGGTCTGATAGCTTCTGACCTGCTACCTTTTGACTGTTGGGACCTACAGCTTTTAAGATAGTAATAGACGCGGCGTCTAACATGGCTTGCATTCTAATCATGTCGTAGTTTACCCATACTTGAGCTTCAAACAGCTCTTCTGCACCTCCAAAACCTAACGCCCTACCGTATACAGGGTCTCTCTTTACAAACTTGAAAGGACTCTTAGTCTCTGGTTTTGTGTATAGAATAACTCCTTGCTTCTCCATGCTTCCTTTCTTCTGGTAAAAAGCCACTATAAATATCTGCGTTTCATATTCTTCTGATGTATCTTTAGGGTCTGCGTACTTTTTTGGTAGATTCCCATGAACCTCGAAGATTTCTATATAACGACCTGTGGTCTTAGCTGTCTGATTATTAGTATTATCATCCTTCTTCTCGGAACGTGAAAGAGAGATTAGCTCTTTGAGAGAGCTAGTAGCCCCGTTAGCCTCTTTACCCCAACCAACCTTCCCCATATCCATGATTTGGTCTGGTGAGTAGTAATGCCTTATACCTATAGGTCCTGAAAGGATGTCTGTTTGGTCACAAAAGGCTATTGACTGCAATGGAACTACCTCAGGTCTAGCTTTGTTTAACTTCTTTGATAACCCCCCTCCGAACTTGATTCGTGACACGCTAAGCTCATCAAAGTAGGTATCTATGTCATTTTCATATACGAACACATCATCGTGGTACTTCTTGACCAAGAAAGATAGATGGAATTTGTCTGAATTATCTATATAAATCTGTACATCCTTCATCTCCAAGTCCTCTGTGCGGTACTGTAAGTTTAATATAGGTTTAGTTATATTCTTTACTGGCTTAAAGTCATTCTTGCCCGTTAAAAGCTGTGAGTTTTCATACAAATCCGAAGTAGTGATATGGTCTCTCATTGACCAGTTCCATACATCATTGATAGGAATAGGTTGTTTATAGTTGGCTTCCTGCTCTACGATGTAACCGAATATGTCTTGATTTTTGTCTTCCATTAAAATATTCCTAGTAAATTATTTTCTGATACCACATAATAAATTTGATTGTCTATCCCTACTTCATCAAAGCCGAACTTTGAGAAAAGAACCTTCTCACCCTTTTTCACCATACTGTTACCTACCATAACCACACCTGTGGCTGGCTTCTCTTTAGACTCAGTAAGGAAAATCCCACTGTTTGTTTGAGTCTTTATCTCATCTGGTTTTACTAGCACTCTGTTATTTAACGGCTTAAACATAATTGATTTTTGCTCTTTCATTTATAGTCAATATTAAAATATTCTCAAACTTCCTTTTCCCGTAATCTCCTAATGTCGCCCAAGGTATACCCTGGTACTTTGCCTTACTGGTATCTATTTCAATTACCCTCACTCCCGATATATCCCTTTCTGCTATCACTGCGAACTCTGGCCTCATCTAAGTAAATAGATTAGTTGTTTAGTTATAATGTTCTGGGCTAAAGGAAAAAACAGTCTTTTTATCTTATTGGGTAGCCATGTCTGCTTCATGCTCATCTTCCCGTACTTTAATTCTATATCACCCTTAGTAAATATCTTTACAGGAGGTGTAATTGATTTCAAAGCCTCTAATGCTGTAGCACCCTTTCCTTCGAACACATTACTCCCTAAAGTAATCTTCAAATGATACTCATCTTTCTTATTTACTTTCGTTTCATCTACGATTGTTTTCTTCATGCAAGATATATTATATCATAATTTATATATTCTATCGAGCAGGGTTCTTCCTTGCTTCGTTAGGTCTACGATATACAGGAGGTAAATCTCTTTGAGTGTTGTGCATAGATAATGCGTATCTAAGAGCATCACAGTTTGACACCACAACTCCTCCTGCTACAAAGAATCCACTAGTTGTGGTTGTTGCAAAGACTTCTTCTTTTCCTAAGTGCTTTAGCTTTGCAATTATTGTGGCAGAATTTCCCAAACTTTGTTTTTGCGACGTATTCTTTTCCACATTGATTGCAGTTTCTTTCAATTCTATATCTTGGGAAGTATTTGGAGTTTTCTTTTCCAATTTCTGTCCTCCTCTTTTTCCCTTCGGGGGTCTTTGACCATTCACTAGCTTTCTTTTGTCCAATAGAAGTAAGTTTTTTATACTGCTCTGTGCGTTGGTGATAGTGTCTTTTATTGTGTTCGGTAGGTGATAAACATTCGAGATTATCCAAAGAATTATTAAGTGGATTGAAATCTTTATGGTGAATATGAAAACCTTTAGGTATTTCACCATTTTGTTTTTCCCATATATACCTGTGAATTCGTTTAGTTTTATAGCCAAAACATTTCTCTGGAGAAGAGTTAAAGTAGTTCCTAATGTCAGCCCTCTCGGATTTTGGGTATCGTCTAAAGGTAATTCCGTCAATAATATTTTGTTCCACTTGCATATATAATCATCATATCGCAAAGAGTCTAGTTTCACAAGTCCTCTCTGAGTTACATATGGGTGGTCTGCTGTTACCTTAGAACCCATAAATTCATATATATCTCTTACGCCTGTAGAGGCTTGTCTTATTTTATGTCCAATAGGAACTTCTATCTTAGTGTCTTTTGTAAAGCAAGCATGGTCGTTTTCTTTAATAGGATTCTCTTCCTCGTTGTGGTCTGGTCTTCTCTCTGGATAGGCATAGGTCTCTAACTCATATATCAGATTCTTGCAGGACTCATGTATCTTTAGTCTACCTGTTTTAAACAGCTCTTTAACTACGTTAATACCATTCCTTACCGAGTCCTTGTTTTTAATAACCTCCCGTACATTCACACCACGCTTCTTAAACTCTAGTATACCTGAGGCACTTTCAGGGTCAGGAAAACACTCATCCCATCTTAGAGAAGCTACATAGTCTGCTTGTTGAGCGTCTGTGAGTCCTGATTTGTAGAACTCATCCCATACATAATAGTTAGAATCTCTATCTTTCTTTATGGTTATAGAAGCACAAGGGTTGTTAGTACCGAAATCATGTCCTCCAAAGGTCTTTATCCACTCTTTAACGGGGTAATCCTTAAATACATGAAAATCCCTTTGGAACTCTTTGTATACTAATCCTTCACTCTTTCTAAAGTCTGCCATATATTCTTGTGCAAAGACATTTTCTGGTTTTGTTTTCTTTTCACGTTCAATTTCCTCGATAGGAATAAAAGGATTGTCGTAAGTTGTAAAGTGGAATGATTTGTAATCACTATCCTTTCCTTCAAATCCGTATATATCATAGAAGTGGTTAAATCCTTTAGGAGTAGAAATAAACATAGCTGAGCCTTTACGGTCAATTAGAGTAGGGGACAATACCTCATTCCATCCTTCCCAAAAGTTTCGATAGGAGCTTACTTCATCACATACTATTAAATCATTTGCTAACCCTCTACCCTTTCCTCTATCCTGAACTGATTCCCACCCGTAAATAGCTATCATTGATTCCCCTCCGTCTTCTGTCATTATTTTTATATGTAACAGTGACTCGTTCTTATATGTAATAATGTTCTCGCATTTCTTTACTAGAATATTCCAAGTGATTTCTCTAGCGTCATCTCTGGTAGGAGCAAAGTATGCTATGCGTCTGTCTTTCTTCTTAATAGCACACCCAATCATTTCTTCTACAGCTAAGATGGTTTTACCGAAACGTCTACCGCAACATAATACTCTAAACCTGTGTGTATCTTTAGCTATTATGCTCTGTGCTTGGGTTAATATCATATTTTTCTATTATCTCTCTAGCTATTTGAATTATAGGTAGTTCTTTTATAGCTATCTCTGATTCTTGTTTAGCTCTACCCTCTGCCATTTCCCATATTACTTTCTTATCTATCCCTTCAAGGAATTCTTCTCTTTCTTCATCTGTCATAGCGTTTAACTTCTCAATGGTGTACTGCTTTAGTGACTTACCTGCTGGTCTCCCAGAAGGATTACCGCTAAATCCTTTTTTATATTGCCAAGGAAATAGGTGAGAGGCTCTATTGCTGTTTTCTGACTGTTTCCTGTCTTCTTCTAATTCCATACTATTCCTTAGTAACTCTTTTTAACTGACGCTGATTTAACTGATTTCTTCTTAGGTGCTGACTTCTTAGCTGACTTCTTAGCTGCTTGTTTTTTCATGGTTTCTTTTGTTATAAACACAGATATTAAATAATCCTGTAGACTCATCTTTTGTCTTAGTAGACTTCGTCTTATTAGATTCATCTTCTAATTATACCACAGATTTACTTTAATAGCTTTTTAATTACAGTTACCTCCTCAGCTAAATTGTGTTTCTCTGCACAGTTTAACCAATTAAATATTCCGCCTTTTTGTTCAAAGATTATCCATTTAGCCAACTCTTTAGCTTGTTCTGTGTCTAGTGCGAGGATAACTGCTTCTTTGTTAGTTAATACTTTACCACTTCTTATTTTCTCATAGTTTTGAACAGTGGTTACTTTAAACTGTAACTGTCCGATAGATGGCTTGTTTACTCTTGATAGAGTACCTGAAGAATTGTCATCATAGATGAGTATTCCGTCTTCTTCTGAATGACCTGCTGATTCACATTTCAGAAGAGTGTTTACTACCTCATCTTTGATTTCCTCTATTTTCTTAGGCATAGAATCTACTACTATAGGCTCTACAACCCCTACTGTGCCCGTTATAGCGTTTGTTACTGTGAATGTGGAGAATGTACCAGCTGTGAACAATCCGTAAGCTATTGAGGCTATTAGAGCTGTCCAAGTTATCCTATTTACTGCTTTTCTTAAAAAGGAGCGTACTGTGAACTTTAAACACTCAAACTTAGTAGCATGTGGGTAGATGTCTCTTAGAGACTCTTTTTTGAATATCATTTTATATTGATTATATTATCTTTTGAATAAGTAATCTTTATAGGCATTTAGCAGTATAGCAAGCGTAATAAACAAAGCAAGGGTCTGGCTGTGGATAACTTATTCCTATCGTCTGAATGATTATAAATACAAAACCTCCACATTTAAGTAGAGGTTTAAAACTAAATTAGTGCTGTTATGACCGTAACAAGCTAAACGGGTATTATCTCTAATACAAGCTGTTAGCTAACTTACTCACTATACACATATATATGTAATATATCAAGCGTAGACTATCGTCAGATATAGACTATATACCTAGTCTTATAC